TCTGCTGCGCCTTCAGCCCTGCCATAAAGTTAGCGCCAGTCACGTACGCTCCTCCCGAGACAACCGATGTAACCCCGCGCGAGACTCCCAGCTGGGCAGCAGCTAGCCTGTTCTCAGCCGCTATAATCTGGGCTAGCGTCCTCTTGTCCGCATGTAGCAGCGCGTCAGCATAGGCCAGTCCCGCGTCGGGGCCGAGCGCAATAATCTGGTTGAGCATAGCGGTCGGTACGTGCAGGCCCTTGAGCTTCCTCAGTAGCGTAACCATCTTATTGCCGTAAACTGCACCAACGGATGGTTCCATACCAGCTACCTGCCTGAGCAGAGCCTGGGACGCACCAGCGCGGGATAGGTTCCTGATAGCATTACCGAAGCTATTGATAACAGCTATCTGCCGGTTAAGCCCGCCCAGCAATCCTCTTGCCTGAGCAGCACCATGTCCCTGGATACCTATGTTGCCGAGCCCTGTACCTGCCTGGAGATGGGCAAGCTCCTGCTTCTGAAATTCGGTAGCATTAGCGATGTTGGTAGATAGGGTCTTGACCTGATCCTCCAGAGACTGCATCTGCTTGATCTGCCCGATGACTAGCCGAGAACGGGCGTTCGCTACCGACGGGCTGAAGTAGAGGCGCAGATCCTTGAGGAACAATCTCTGGGTAGCAGCAAACGACGCAGGTGTAGTTGCCGTAGTAATCTTCGCGAGGTTCGCCGCTAGCGAAGCTCCCGCGTTGGACATCTTCTTAGCAGCTGCAGTTACAACAGTACTGGTCTGATGTGTCATATCCCAGATACGTCTCTGCAGGTCAGCAATATGTGCCCTAGCGACAGTTATGTCTGCTTCAAGCAGTTGCCTGGAGATAGGGCCAACTAGAGGTTCCCTACTCCTGTAAACACGTATCTGAGCCTCCAGCCTCCTGATTTCGGCTTCGAGGGTGGTGACGGACGTACCAGCGGCATATCCGAATAGCCTATGAGTCGGGATGACCTTTTCCCCGCCGAGGAACCTGATTAGCTCTGGACCATGTTCGCCAACCCAGCCCCAGCCAGACATAGCGCTCTCAGTACCCTGAGCATACCAATGCGGGGACCTACTTGACCATTTCGCAAATGCCGCCGCTGGACTACCATAAGTCGACAGGATATAATTCAGGCCCCAGTCAATCTGTGCCGAAGCTGAGCTAGTCGGAGGATTAGCAGCGCGTCCCATCTTGGAGGCCGGTAGAGCCTGCGGGATACCATACGCCCCGGAAGATGCGTTACGGGCTAGCCTGTTCCAGTTAGATTCACCGGTCCACAACGCTATAAGTGCATTCATCTGGTTCTGGCCCCACCCGAATGCAGATAGTCTAGACTTCGCATAAGCCTGGGCTTGTTTTGCATCCGCACTAGTGGGGCCGATCCCATAAGGGACAGCACTGGCCGCTTGCTGCTGATCAGCAAAACCCTTTACCTTACTTATCAGGAAATGAACTGCAGACGTAATAAGCTTCGCAGGCAAGGCTATAAGCATTTTAGCTAGTGCACCGCCAGCTCCGCCAGCACCATGCGGAATAAGTTTGGCAAGTGCATTCTTAGCGGCGACTTCATTACCTGTCGCCATAGCTATAGCAACCTTAGATAGGTTCCCTAGCCCGCCAAATATGCTAGCTAGCGTCCTCTTGATTATATTGAAAAGTCCCTTGCCACCGCCTTGAATTCCACCTGGGGTCAGGATACCCGGCGGGCCACCTAGGCTTACAATCAGGTTACTGGCCTGAACGCCAAATGCAGTAGAGTAACGTCCTGGGTCGCCCTCAGACTTGCCCTTATTGGCCTGCCCCGAAATGTTCGCCATCGTCTGGCCAGTGCCGGGCGAAGCGGCCCAGCCGAACTCAGTAAATGGATAACCATCAGGGGCATGGCCGATCTTCTGCCCAGCTCTAACTACCTGGCCAACCTTTACATACGGGATGATATGTTCAGCGGCATACCAGTAACTACCCTTGTTAGGGCCATTTGCTAGAATCTCAGATATGAATGTACCACCAGGCCATCCAGAGTTGTACACGTTGACTATAATGCCGTCACCAAGCGCATAAATATCGAATGCGCCGGTGTAGTCAACCCCCATGTCAATTCTAGCTGACTTTGCTCCCTTGCCAATAGGATTCTTGTATGGAGTAGTAGCATAGTCAAGCGGATTAGGAGTGCCACCACCTGCGAAACCAGGAATCCTCCCCCGTAGATGATCAACCGCGCCCGACCCAACAAGATGGGCTGGCACTACTAGCTCACCCCGCGCGAGGAGCGCTAGCTGATCATCTACCCTGGGACCACGTCCGCTAGCGATATACCCGCCACTAGACAAATTAGCTAGTGCATTAGCCGCCGTATTGAGAGGTTTACCAAGACCTACAAAATTGGTAATATCATCCACAAAATTAAATAGCTTGGAGAGTATACTCTTGCCGACCCACCTCACCGGCTTAGCTATCTTGTCCCTAATTTTGTCCCAGAACTGACCAACCTTATCAGTTGCAGTCTGGATCCAGCCCGGGAGAGTCTTAGTGAAGAAATCACGAACTGGAGTCCATACATGCTGGTAAAGCCACTGCCAGCCACGTACAGCTCTATCGATAGTATTATTCCACATAGTATCCCAGGCACTAGCCACGTCGTGCCGAGCTACATCAAACCAGTGTGCCATATTATGAAGCCAGCCGGAAATCAATTGCTGTAGATGCCTCTGGAATCGGATTGTCCGTCCGACCGTATCCTGCCACATCTGATCCCACTGAGTAGCAATCCAATGTCGGCCCACATCGAACCAGTGAGCAATGTTATGAAGCCATCCGGAGATAAGCTGTTCGAGATGACGCTGGGCTCGGATAGCCCGGCCTATAGTATCCTGCCACATCTGATCCCATTGTGCTGCAACCCAATGACGTACCAAATCGAATATATGAGCAATATCATGCATAGCTGGCATGAAATGAAGTTCAATATAGTCTACAAAATTGGTAAGGGCAGCGAGGCCATTAATAAACAAAATTACGACTTGGAACAGGAAGTTCAGGAAGTCAGCAAATGCTTTGGGATTCTTAGCTACCGCCTCTGCCATACGCTTAATAGCATCAGCGAACGAATCCATAATACCTTTAATGTCAGGGGTGAAAGCCTTGAGTATGTCAGCGAATGCTGTCGCTACCGCCGTAATGGAAGACTGAACCTGAGGGTCCTTGAAGGCATTCAGGATAGCATCAACAAATATCTGGAATGGACCTGCAATGATTTTCATCGCGTCAGAAAATACGGGGGCCATTACCTTCAGCACTTTGCCGGCAGTATTGAATATGTTTGTCAAGACTGGGACAAATGCCTGGCCAACTTGCTGCATAAATGTTTTGAATGTATCCTGCAGACCTTGCCAAGCCTTCTGCATATCCTGAACACGTTTTGTCTGCTGGGCCTGCTTACTCTGATCCTGCAGCTTATTGTACCGATCTTGAGCGCTAGCAACAGAGCCCATAGCCCCAGCGACACTAGCCTGGGCAGAAGATAGCTGAGCCGCAGTTGCATTACCGCTTTGCTGGAGAGCACTTAGCCTTTGCTGCGCAGCTTGTAGTCTAAGTTGCGAAGCGATTACGCGATCGTGAGCCGCGCTCATCTGCTGACTAGAGACTTGCGCAGACTTACCGACATTTCCCATAAGAGCACCGGCAATACCAATACCAGCTAGACCAGTTCCCAAACCGCCTACGAGAAAGCCACTAATCTGCTGCGCGATGAACGGCAACGCAAGAGCCCCTATAATTCCGGCTGGAACTCCAACTGCCGGAGGGACAGCACCTACAGAACCTGCCGTACCACCGGGAAGCGACCTGATCAGGGCGTTAATCCCGCCAATGAATCCTCCACCAGCAGCCCCACCTCTACCCCTGCCACCTCCTCCGGGAGTGAGAAGCCTAATCAGGTCATCAATTGTATTCTTGCCACCTCCGCCTCCAGTCTGAGCAGCCGTAATCAACTTAAAGGCAGCGGCAGCCCTAAGCAGAGAAGTCCTGTCAATATCAGCCTTAATCTTAATCGTAAATGCGTCCCTAAGAACGAAATTGATCTTCCCACGAATAGAAGCGAGACTCTTGTCATCTATGTTAACCTTTATATTCTTTGGATCCTTCAAAGTCAAGGCAAAAGCTTTGTTGAATGCACTACCATATATCTTACCCAGCTCAGCGCCCGCTACTGTAGCAGCACTCCTAGCCTTAATAGTTGCCTTTGCTACGGCCGTACCAATATCTAGGTTATCCGTCAGGCCACGCGTGATTTCCTTACCGAGCGTATCCCCCGTACTCTTGGCCGCAGGTTTCGCCTCGATGCCGGCCTTGGTAACCATACTGCCCAATTTCATTTCGGACAGCATACCCTTGGCGATCTCCTTGCCCATCTCCCGGCCGATACGATTGGCAGCAGGTACTAGCTCCGCGCGGAGTTTGTCGTTAAAAATCCACGTAGATCGGGCACAACGCCAACGGACACACTACCAACCCAGATCTCACCAGCCATCTCGCATCACCTCCCCTTACCCATCATCCTGTCGAGGAATGCCTGTGCCTCTTCCTCGCTCATCCCGCGCAGGCGCGGGTCAATTTTCTGGGCTGCCGAGAGCGACATGATCTTACCGCGACGGCCGGTAATGCCCGGACGCCGGATAGGCTCAGGCTTCGGTACGTTCCCATCGGAATGCACAGATGCGTACATCCAGTTTGCGTACCGGATCTCATCTATGAGAGAAGCCAGCATAGACTCGATAGTGCTCCACTGTGCGCGGGCGGGGTCGGACTGATACTGGGCCTTGGCAAGTTCAGAATCTGACTTGTCATTCCGTATCGCAGTAGACATAGCGCTCTCCGACGGAAGATGATTGAGCAGGACAAGCAGCCTACGCCAGCTCAGGCTCCCACCTGGCCTAAACAGGTCGCGGAAGTCTATGCCGTAATAGAGCTGTAGATCTGCTTCTATCTCTTCCGGGTAGTTCGCCGTGACCCAGCACGCCTCCGAGATTTTCCCATGTTCATACGGGCGTTACGTCCGCATTCCATGAACACAGCCTCTACTTGGTAGTTGTGCAGCTCGGCGTCGATCCAGATCTGGTATTCGTCCCGATCATCGATAACCTCGCGGGCCCAGGTATCCCAGTCGCCGCTAGTAGCTGCCTGCATAGCTACGGTAGACCAGTCTCCGGCGTGAGAGATATGGATTACCTTACCGTCTAGCCTAACGGTAGTAGCGTCCCCTAGTGCTTCCCGGCGTAGCTGCTCATCTACCGCGTCGAGGTCTAGGTCAACTTCTATGTCGTCCTCTTCCGGATCCATCGGGACTACGTTGTCTTGCGGTTCTAGCGCGTCAGCAGCCATGACCGTCTCTCTCCTCGGAACTGGACTCACGTGAAGTAGGAAGTCATGGCCTTGCCGTAATTGACGGCCCTCTGGGCCACTGCAGACGTGTTTGCACCGATTGTGCCAGGGTAGAACGTGAACGTCAGGTCCGAGGAGATGATGTCCCCTTGCTGAGCCTGACGGTTACCCCGCGCGGTAACCTTGGCGAACGGAGCATAGAGCCGTTCTTGCTTGGTACCGTCGATGCTGTCGAAGATCAGGCCATACCTGTTGTCGGCAGGCGGGTCCGGAATGATGTAGACAGCAGAGTTGATCGGGAGAGCCGTTGTGCCAGTCGTGGTCGCCTTGAGAGGTGAGCTGGCGACTGGGAAGATGGGCACGTCGTCGTACAGGGATAGGACATACGGATTCATGCCCTCCAGGAACGTAACCTGGCACGTCTTGGTACCGCCGGTCAGGATGGTACGGATCGGAGTCAGGACACCAGCCGCAGGCTGATCCTTGACTGTCTCGTCGAGCTTGAAGATGTAGCCGGACACGTCGACCCATCCCAGGCACTTGTATGTTGCGGCCGCCAGGGTAGTCGGGTCCTCGAATCCAAGCGGCGGGCCGACGTTCGGCAGGCCAGCCCAGCACACGACGTCACCGGCCGCGTAGAGAAGAGTATTGTCCTTGTACGGACCAGTTGCCGGGGGAGTGAGACCGAGCTGAGTTGGATCGTCGGTCAGGACTTGCGGGTTACGATCTTGCGTAGTTTCTTGTGCCATGATCTCTCCTACGGGTGTATACGGACTAGGTACGTTGCGTTGTAACGTACCAGCTTGGGATTTACCTCATTTACTTGTTTAGGGCCGCTAATGACAGTAGTATGCTGTATCACTCCGTTCGTCACTATAGCGCTCATCAGGGACTGCATGTCTGCCTGTATGTCCCGCGCTGCGATTGAAACATCCATATGGGTAGAGACTCCAACCTGCCCCCATACGTCAATATCTACGACCGGATGATCTACCCAGATATGAAGTCCCATAGAACCGGATACCCGCCTTATCCGCGCGGTAATCATGGTAAGATCGCCAGCCGGCATAGACGTCACAAACCTGATATTAGGCTCCATAGGGACCAATGCGTACATAAGCGCCGACTCAACATCGGGCATCCTGGTAATGATAGCCTGAGTCATATCCCATACCTCCCGTCGGTAGCCGCGCGGAGCAGGACGTGATACGGTTCCCGTCCACGGTGCCCGTACTCGACGTAAACCGCCTCTGGCGAATCGTTATACACAATAGCCTCCGCACGATCGTTAGTTGCCCCTCCAAACCTATGGGACTCAACATGAAACGATGCTATGTAACGTCCTGGGTGCTCGTCCATAACTGGATCGCCAACGGGAGAATAGGCGATAGCCCGGTACATAATTTGTTCAGCAACATGCTCGACCAAATTGATCATGCCCATGGAATTGAGGAAT